TTACTTGGGGGGTAGTTCCACTGTCCACCACTCTCCACGCTTTTCATCATAGATGGCTGCAGCAGAGGCTGATTTGTGGCCAAGCAATACCATCGTGTCAACACCAATAGCCTTGTATAGGCTTTTGGAAAGGCTGCGAATTTCATGAAAAGTTGGAGGGGTTTTTCCTGGCCATATTTGGTTTTGTTCCTCTTTGGTAAAAGTTTCTCGAATTAAGTGGGTGAAATTTTTGCTAATAGTTTGTTCATGCACAGGCTCCCCTGGTTTGGCCAATCCTACGCTTACTATATGATGGCAAATGTACTTTGAGTCGACTATGCCGCGTCGTTTTGCTGACTGAATCACTGTGGCAATGGTGATGTTTGGGAATTGTGGAAGTCCTAATTTTGTTGGTATTCTTATTGGATGTCCTTCTTTGTCTTGAATTACATGCAAATACTCTTTCTCTTCATGCATTCTGATGTCAAGATGCATCATTGAGGAAATGTCACCAACTCGTTGACTGGTCAGTATGGCAATCATCATGGCAGTTTCCATCCACGGCTCTGCCGATGTTTTTGCTTTGTTAAGAATGCGAATAAACTGATCTAGCTTTAAGCGTGCACGCTTTACAACTGGTTGTGGCGCGTCCAGAATCTGAGCCGGGTTTTTCCCGAGATCAAGCCAGCCATTTGTAATAGCATTGTTGAATGCATCGACAAGGGTTCTATGAATGGCCTGCGCCATTCTGATTTTTCCTGCATCAAGCAATGGTCGAAGCACGTCTGAGCAGTCTTTGGGTGTTATGTGTCGTATCAATTTGTCGGGGCCAAATCCTTCTCGCAAAAACTTGATGCGGGATTTGTCGGAACGGATAGTGTTTTCGCTACGCTTTTGGCCATTCTTCCCTATGCGTCTTTTGAGATTTTCTTCAAAAATATCTAACCATGCCGCCATGGTTTCGTTGTAATTGCCTTTGATTCGATCTGTTAGGCGCTCCGCAGGTTTGTGTCCTGAGACAAGAATAGAGTTGGCTTCTCTTGCTTGGCTGGCGGCTTCGGAAAAGTCGTAGCCTAGTCCATATTCTTTTTTTGTGTTCGGGTGCTTCCAGTAGTAATACAGTCCTCCTTGTCTGGGTCTTGCCAGTAAGTAATCTGGCCAGTGACGGCGATTGCGTCGGCGTGTTCCAGCCATATATTTCCCCTTAAATTCGGTGTATCAATCTTTGCTTTTTCTGCTTCGCTTCAGTTTGTCTTGGCTTCCCACGTTGTGGCGATGTGGTTCGGCCACCGATGAACTTCGCCGTTTCCTCTACGTAGTAGGCCCGGCCAATGAATTCCGGGAGTGGTTGAATCAGCCCGTGTGAAACCCATTTAGTCAAAGTGTTGCGATGTGGTGGAGGGTTGATTTGTTTTGAGGCCCATTCTGTCAGTTTGATTTTCATTGATTTTCCTGGAGTTTGGTGGAGTTACGAGGTGAGCTGTTTGTCTTCAGATTTAATTTTTTGTAGTCGTTTCAGTTGGCTGCGCAGGTTGTGAATCGCGCGCTGGTCGCTGGGGCTAACAGGTATGCCGGTTCGCCGCCCATTTGGCATGATTAGCACGGGGTGCTTGCGTCCGGTGCGTAGCGTGCCGCCAGAGGCAAGAATGGGTGCTATCAGGGCTGCAATGTCTTTCGTCATGCTGAAACCCCAATCAATGCTTGCTTGCTGCTATTGCCACTCATTGCCCTATTCAGCTGGGCTGTTTCGCCTGCGGCTTTGCCAGCACAATAGGCGGCAATGTCACGTTCTGATAGATCGCGACCTTTGTTGCGGTCACGGTCGGCCATGACTGGCATGTTTTTGTGGTGCTGCTCCATGTAGTGCGTGAGAGCTTCGCTTTTGCGTTCTGGCGCGAGTTGCTTGGCCATGCCGTAGACGGTCCCAACCCAGCCTTTGCAAAACAAGTCCGCGCGTCGGGTTTTGTTCGATTTGTTGAGCCGTCGGCACTGCTCCTCGATGAATTGCTTTCTTTGCCTCTTGAGTTGGCGTAGCAAGACGGAAAATGCGTATTGCGCAATTTCTGAGCTGATTTCGTCGCCGACAAAGGTCCATTTTCCTGGGCGGTAATGCGCGCCGGTAAAGAAGACTTCGCAGCCAAAGGCTTTGCCAATCGAAAGCCCTAGCCAGCCTTCCCAATTGGGCGGACGTTGCTTTGCTGTTGTCTTAACGTGAGCTTCTTTGATTTGAGCCGCCATAACGTCCATGTCTGTGACGCTGAACTTGTTCATTAGGGCTTTTGCTTGCTTGAGCGCTGTTGCGGCTTCGTTTTCATTGGCGCTCTTGGAGAGTGCGAGGCATTTCCGAATTTTCGAGATGGCTGTTTTCTTGTCCATATTTACTCCAGTGGTAGCGTGGCTTGATCGGGCGCGCCTGATGCAATCAGGTCGCAGGCCTGGGCGATGATGGTTTGATGGTTTGGCGCGTCGGTGAGGAGCATTGACACTCCATCAGGGAAAGCAAAGCCGCCATTGCGGCGGCGTGTTACCGGCTGGCCGGCGAGGTGTGGCCAGTCGCCAGCGGCGCCAATGACAAAAATCGTGTCAAACGGCAGCGCGCGGGCGTCCTGGGCAGCGGCGGCCAGTTGCTCGCTGGTGCCGGGCGTCATGCGGGTGGGTGGCTGTGCATCACTCCGTCCAGCTGCAGCATGCTGGCGGTATGGTTGTATACGAAGACACACGGGTATGTTTTCGATGGGGATATGCGAAGCCCGCGGCGCTTGGCTAATTCGTCCAGTTCGTTCAATCGAATGCCGGCGACGATGGCCTTGATGTGCGCGCACGGTTCCGGCAACGAGGTCAGATACACGTTTTCTCGTTCGACGACTGAGTGCGGGTGGTTGTTGATGTCGTGGAGCAGCTCTACGAACTCGGCGCAGTCGCGTTTGATCTGCTCTTGCGCGTCGTGTATCGCGCCGGCCCGGCTGGTGATGGTGGCGAGGATGTCCATTATGCCCCCCTGATCTGGCGGCAGCGGCGGCCGCGCTGCGGTGGGTGGCTGGAGTGGATGACGCCATGTGCCAGGGTTGCCATGGTGGAGTTGCACAGCAGGACAAGCAGAGTCATAACCATTTCATTTTCTCCAATAGGTGGCGGTGGCATTGGCGTGGTAGACGCGTTCGGTGCGCAGCGCGCCAATCATCATCAGGCGGGCGATGTCGTTGCGGGTTTGATCCTGTTTGGGGTTGCCCGCCAGCGCATGCAATTCCACAAATTTGTATTTCCGCCGCGGCTCCATCCGGTCGAGCAGCGCCGCTTGTCGCTCGGACAGTTGGCCGCGCAGCGGGTCGGCGGCGGCCTGGCATGCGGCCAGCTGTTTGACGAGGCCGGCCAGCGGCCGGAAGTTATGGGCGGGCATCGCGCGCCCTTTCAAACTCTTCGCTGAGCTGGTCCAGTGAAACGGGTTTGCTGTCTAGCTTCACGGCGTCAAGGGGGTCCGTGAACTCGTACCACTCTTCTTTAATGGTCAGAATTTGGCCGTCGCCCATGTCGATCACATCATCATGTTTCATGTTCGCGGCGCTGCATGCTTCGCCGTAGGCATTCAGGCCGGAGGTGATTCTTTCGCGGGCGGCCTCTTTGGTCTTTTGCAGCTGGCGTTCTGCGGCCAGGACGTCAGTCAATGCATTGCGGACGGTTTGCAGGTTGGTCGTGATGGGGTTTGTGTTCATGCGGTGGCTCCAGTCAGAATCGGGGTGAGTTGCTGCAGGTAATCGGCCCATACCGTTTTCAGGCGGTGCTTCGGCATCACACCCCATTCCGGGCTGGTCAGCGCTTCCGCGAAGGTCTGGCCGCTGGCAATCAGCTGGGCGATGTCTTTGCCGAAGGTGTCGGGGTTGCGGCGGCGCATGGTGACGATACCGGCGATGCGGTGGGCGTTCTGGCTGTAGATGCTGGAATCAATGAAGCGCTTGCCGTTGCGTTCCACCGGGCCAAAGAACTCGTTTTCCCAAACCACGATGGGCGCGCTTGTGCTGGCCAATAGGGCTTTCAGGCCGCTGAGCGTGTCATTCATTGCCTGTCCGCCGACAAGGACGGTGTGTATCACTACGCGCCGGCCGGCCTCGTTCAGCACGTCAATTGCGCCGGTTTCTGCAAGGTATCCCGTGGCGGGGATGAAGCTTGTCGCGCCATTGTCGATAACGGCCGGGCCTTCGTGCTGCAGTAGCCATTCGATCATCTGGTCAAACTGGCGGGCATCGATTTGGTTTTCGGCGTTGAGGATTTCCAGCCCCTTGGCCTCCAGGTCTGGAAAGTGCATCAGCGTTTTGTTGACCGGGTCGGTGTCGATGGTGAGCGGCTTAACGCCGAAAGCGGAAGCAATGACTTGGGCAATGATGGCGGTGGTCGTGGATTTGCCTACGCCGCCTTTGCCTTGCAATGTCGTGTGGATGTCGTTGTATGCCATGGGTTCACCAGTCTTCAGGTTGTTGATCGCGGAATTGCCGGAAGTCAAAGCGGCCTGCACCGGGCCGGGGCGGCGTGGCCGTGGTTGTCGGGGCGGTTTGGGTTTGCTGGGCATGGATGGCTTTCTTCTTTGGTTTGCGGTGGCGCTCGCGGTGGAGTGCGTTGCGGAACTCGTTGAGGCTCATCTGCAGGCCAGACGAGGCCAGCGCGGCTACAACTTGGCTATGGCTGGCTCCGCGCTCTATGGCCGCCAGGATCTGCGGCAGTAGGCTGCGGAAGCGGGCCGCCTTACGGCCGTTCTGCAGGTTGGCCAGGGCTTGGCCGGCGTCTGGGGTGCTCATGTTTGCTAACGGCTTGCTAATTTCCTGCTAACAAACCGCTAACGGCTTGCTAATGGTTTGCTAACGGGATGGGGGTAAAAAAACGGCTGGTTAATCCCAGCCGTTGGCGGTGTCGTTGCGAATGTGGCGACGCTCGGCGCGGTCGTTGAGGCGTTGCCGGGTGCGGTTCTGGCGCGCGGCCAGTTCGGGCGGTAGCGTCGGGGTGACGATGGCGCGCATCTGCTGGTCGCGACGGTGCATCTGCTGAACGATGTAATGGCGTAGGCTCATTTGCTGGCAATCCTGAGCGCCGCGCTGAGTGCTGCGCCTACGTGTTTGATTACTTCAAGTAGTAATTGCATGCGTTCTCCGTTATTGGTTCGTGTCGTGGTGTCTTGGATGTCCGGTAACGCCTTCCGGGTGCCTATTGGGACTGCTTGTGCAGCTGGCTCGAACGTGACGCCGTGACAACGTCTTGCAGCGCCCCCGTTGGGGCGCTGCGGGTCGTTGTCGCTTTGTGCGTGGATTTAAATTGTTAAAGATCGGAAACAATCGTGGTTGTTACTTTCTACAACCTTTGTTGTGGTGCAATGTACAACTGTGGTTTTTGAGTGTCAACAACTTTTGTTGTTGGATGGGCCGATTTATTCCGGGTAGCATCTTGCGTTTGGCAATTCATTTAAGAAATTCAATGGTTTTTTGGCGTAATGTGGCTGTGGTCTGGCTGCTGCGTTTGCGGAGGGGGTGGGCTGTGCTGTTTGTGTGGTTGGCAGGTGCGGTTTTAGCGGGGCTGGCGGCAAGAGGGCGCGGCCGGAGTGGTTGGTGGTGGCTGTTAAGCTGGATCGGCGTGGCGTTTGTATTGGTGCTGCCTAGTCGTCGGCGCGACCCGGCCGCGCCGACGCCTGAAACGCATGTGCGCTGTCCTGAATGCCGTGAGCTGGTCAGGATGGATGCGCGGAAGTGCAAGCATTGTGGGAATAGGCTTGTTCCTAATGCGGCGCGGGTGGTCTGTCCTTATTCTGAGGCAGAGCTTGTGGATAAGCTAATGGCTGCTATCAGGGCCGGCGACCATGAGGGCTTTGATTCGCTGGTGGGGTATGGCGTCCCGGTGGGAGAGGTGGGGCGGATTGGTGAGTATGCGGATTTGTATGGTCGGGAGGAGATGAAGGCTGCACTTTTGCGCGCGGCTGATTGACCTGTACTTTTGTTCAGGTTTTATGTTTCCAGAATTTGTTAAAAATTTGTTAATATTTATGACATATTGTGACGGCTGGTGGGTTTGATGAAATCGGTTTCTGAAAGTATTGAGGTTCCGGCGTGGTGGGTGAGAAAGCTGTTTCCGCCGCCTGTGCCGGCGGCTAGGGCTACCGGTCGAGGTTGTTCTGTTCCGGTGACGCCCGTTCCGTTAAGGGGCTGTTCTCGCCCTCGCCGCTAATATCATGCCGCTCCTGCTGGAGCGGTTTTTTTTTATGCAGGATGCTATTTGCCGGGCCGCTTAGCCATAGTCGGTCCAAGACCGCCGCCGGGTTGTCGCCTCTGACGATGGGGATGGCCTGGGCGCTGATGCCTGTGGGCAATGGCGCCCCACTGCTTAGAGCGTTTGCTGTGGCTTCTAGTAATTTGCCGAGTTGCCAGGCCTGGGTTTCCCCCCATAGCTGGCTGACGATGTCGGAGGTGTCGGCAGGGTCAGTCAATCGACGGTAGGTTGTGCCGTCAAATGTTGCGGCTACTCCAATCATCAGAGTTTCCCCGCTGGGGCATTGCCAATAGAGCCAGAGGCCTGTCCCGCTGAGTATGTGCCGTCGTGGGGCAGTTCCGGGGTTGGCCTCGCGTAATTTTCGGCTGATTTTGTCTGGCTTCATAGTCGGTTGCCCATCCAGTTTACAGCGGCGCGCTGTTGCATGAATTCCAGCGCCGCCGCGATTTCCTTCTTTTTCAGCATGCATTGCCACCAATGCCGAATGGCAGGCCAGGTCAGGTTCAATAGGTGATTGTGTTGGCTGGCGTGCTGTTGTGCGGCCAAGCTTTGATTGGCCGATGGCATGCCTCCCCATGCTATATGCAATAGCTTGTTGTAGCCACGATTATTGATGCTTTGTAGAAGTTCGGCGCCAGTCCAATTGCTGCCGCCTAGAATGTCTGCAAAATCAATAGCGGCGAACTCGCCATTTCCTATGTTTATCAGGTTGCCGGCGTTCCCGTCTGTTTCCCATAGCCATTCGGCTATGGCGATGCATGCTGCGGTGTCGCTCCAAGCGGCTAATTGATCGGCCCAAGTCCATGCCGCGCCATTATTGATCGGTAGGCCTTCAATGTGCTGAGTAGCCCAGCATGGCCAGGTGTGATTTTCACCCCAGTCGGTATCGGGGAAGAGTGCGCTTAGATCATGGCTGGTGAGCAGGATTACCCACGCCCGCGGGGCGGTGTTGATATTGGCAGCGGTGTATAGCAAGTGTCCGGCGATTTCGTTGGCCAGTGCTTTGCTTTCAGCCGGAAAAGCCTTGATGTGGGCAATGACTTCTTTGTCGTATTCATCAAGGATAAAACATGCCCGATGATGGGTGGACGTGCTGGTATGGTGGTGGGGTAGGGGATTTAGTAGGCGATCAGTGTCGAGCAGGCTTATCACGGAGCAGGTGGGGTTAATGCTTCTAGTAGCTGCTGGAGTATAGCCGCGATGCGGGGGTCTGGCGAGTTGTTGAGGAACGTGCATACGGCGTGTGTCAGAGGGTGATCAGGTTGCGCGTCGCTGTGCAGTTGAGTTAGCCAGCCGTGCGGGAGAAGCAGCGTAGTTTCGACATGCCGGGCCATTTTGTTGCCGATTTTTGTAACGGCGTTGAGGTAGCGGCTGATTTGGGATGAGTCCCGTTCCAGGGCGTTGGCCAATGCCACCACGCCACCCCTTTGCTTTGCCAAGAGGTGGAGATTGTTGCGCCGTATCTGGAATGGGTCCATGCCGTGATTGTCCCTGTGTTGACTCCGGGCGGGAATGACATGTGATGTCAAACCGCATCATCAACGGGTCAGGCGTGCGTGGTGGATGTGGTGTGGCTCTATGGGGTGCTGAATTTGTCCCGCAGTGCGGCGGCAATGGCGTCTTGCGTGCCAGTTTCCGCTTGAACGTCCGTGGGCGGGGTGGGCTGCAAGTTTTGCACTAGGAGCGTTAGCCCGCGTATTGCCTCCGCATTGAGGCTGGCGGATAGGCTCGCGGTTTGCAGACTGGAAAATAGCCGTAACAGGTCGGGATTGGTGGGCAATGTGGGTGTATCGCCGCTTGGTGAGCCGCCTTCAATCAGCCATTCCAATGATTGGCCTGTCAGTCTGGATATTTTCAGCATCGTCGCGGCCTGGGGGTTGCGAGTATCCCCGCTCTCCAGCTTGCTGATGGCCTGCTGCGAGAGTCCTAGCGCCTGCGCAAAGTCCTTTTGTGACAGACGTACGCTTTCGCGCGCATGCGTGATGCGCTCGCCTTGGTTCATTTCATCCAGTGGCTTTCCCATGTCGGCAAGGTACAACTTCGGTTGTTGGCAATCAAACAACTTTTCTAGTTGATAAATAACAACTGTAGTTGTATCATGCGGGGCATGAATACTCACCATGTCGAAACCCTCGGAAAAATTGTCGCGGCGGCAAGAGGCCAGTCCTCATTGGCCGCGATGTTGACGAGTCGGGTGCAGGCCTTGTCGAGCGAGGCCGCGCCCGTGTCCCAGCAGCGGGTCTACAAGTGGCTGCGTGGTTCTTCTATTGATCCTGCTATCTGCCACTCGTTAATCGCTGTGGCTGTTGAGTTGGGGATTTCGTGTTCCTTGCGCGAGTTGCGTCGTGATTCTGATTTGATTTGGCCGGGTGTGGCTAGCGCAGCTGTTCCTGCTGATAGGCCTGTTCCGCCCTGTAAAGATGGCTAATGATTTCCCCACGTTCTGCGGTTGCTGCGCGGAACGTCTTTGCCGGTTAATCCGGCATTTTTTATTCAACTGCCGGGGTGTCCGGCAAGCAAACTATAGCGAGGCTTCAGATGAATAGCATGCGGCACGTTCCACATAAAACGTGGATTGGTGTGGTGCGCGATGCTGTGCAGCATTGGCGACAGCGAGAGCGATGGACGATAGAGACTGTCGCCAGTTGTATTGTTTCTCATTACTACCAGTCGGGAGCTGATGGGGTTTGGCTGGTTGAATTCCAGCGAGTCGAGTTAGGGCAGGATTCCATGCGCGCAGCTAAGACAAATGCTGAGCGCATTGCCCGCTGGCTGGATGATCAAACCAAGGACTCTTCGCTGCTGCCCGTCAACATGCTGCCGGTTGTGCTGGGCGCGTTGCCTATGGACCTGCGCTTGGCTTGTGTTACGGAAATGATGGGGGCGCTGGGCTTTGATGTGGCGATTGCCAAGCTGGGCATTCCTGATGCCACGCATGCGGCGCTGGTTGCCGCTGCGGCAAAAGAGGCTGGTGAGGCGGTGGCGGCATTCAGTTTGCTGGCGGATGGAATGAGTCAGCCTGTTTTAATGCGAGCCAAGGTCGAGCTGGAAGAGGGGCGCGCCGCCCTGTGCGACGCAATCAACCATGTTGACGGCTTGCTAACGGAAACCCGCCATGAAACCCGTTACCGTAGCTGACATGTTGCTGGCGCGTGCCGATTGGCGAGCGAGGGTGGCCCGGCCTGATGAGAAGCAGGCCGCGCGCCGCCGCTATCTGGACCTGTTGAGGCGAAGGCTGGAGCTGGCAGAGCATGGTCGAGTGGATCAAGGAAAGCGGTGATGTCCGCCGCGATACTGTTTATATCGCATTGCTGCCAACGTTGGCCATGCGCGGCAGAGAGTTGCAGCGTTTGGGCCGGGTGCATGGCGATAGCCATCGTTGGAATGTGGATCGCGCGGTGAAGAATGGCTGGGCGGGGTGCGAGGCATGCTTGCCGCCGCTGCCATTAATTGAGCATTCAAACCCACGGCAAGCCGCATTGGCGGCCGTGGGGGGGAAGGGGGGGTATGGTAGTAACGGATGAAGAGCTGGATGCGCTGCAAGGCTTGCCATTGGGGGCGCAAATACTCTACTTGCGCGAGATTCGCCGGTATATGGATTACGCGACAGGTGTTGCAGGTATTTCGCGGCGGATATCGTGGCAGGGGCTGCGCGAGGTGTTGGAGGTTGAGCCGCGTCCGGGTGTGGCGCGCGAGTTGCCGTCTAAAGATCAGGTTCGCCGCTTGGCGGGCTGGCTTGAGCGTGCGGGTCTTGTGCGTAATCTTTCTGACATGGTTGGGCGGCAGCTTATTTTTCGCTTGCCCTTGGCATTGTCCGATTCGTCCGTCCAAATAAAAGCCGCCACTAACCCGCCACTAACCCACCATACCAAAGCCGCCACTAACCCGCCACATGTGGAAGCTAATAACGGCAAGGGGTTTGATGTGGGCGGATTGCAAAACCCGCCACAAGTGGGAAGTGTGGGTGATTGCGAAAACCCGCCAGACATCCGTTATCCGTTATCCGTTGATTTTGATGATGATACGCGCGTGGGCGACTTGGTGAGTGCTGAGGGCTTGCCTACGGTGCTGGCGGCTAATTTGAGGCCCGGTAAGTCTGTGGAAGTGGTGGCACTGTTTCGTGGGTTGTTGGCTGGGGATGGTGTGCCATCGCGGCAGGTGATGGAGGCTTGCCGTTCTGTGGCGTTGGTGGCAATGGCGCGGGAAGTGTCTGAGGCAGAATTGAAGGCCGCTATTCAGGAGGCCCGTAAGCGCAAAGCGGCAAATGTTGCCTCGTATGCCGCGAGGATTGTCGAGAATGGTTCTTTTATTGAAAGGCAGCAAGCTGGCGGTGGGTCGAGCCAAGACTCGGGGGATGCTGCGATGCAGTATTTAAAGGGGGTGTTTGGTGAGTGTGCATAATGAGTTGCCGGTTGGGCAGGGGGGGCGTGCAATTGCGGGGGAGTCGTACCGGCTCGCCAACTATGCTTTTGCCAGAATGAAAGGATTATTCCCGGATCGGTTGACGTTGAAGCTGTCTTCAATGGAGTTGATCCGTATGTTTGTTTCGACATTGGCCGATGAAATGCATAGGCGTGGCATAACGCGGGAAATGGTCGAAGTGGGTATGCATCGCATAGCGATTGAGTGTGAATGGCCTCCCGTGGATGTGCCGGTGTTTCTGCGCTACTGTCTACCGGTGCGTGACTATCGGGCGGCATTCGCTGAGGCGCAGGAGAAGGCATATTTGCGCAATGTGGGTTTTGGTGGAGGCCCAAAGGATTGGAGCCATCCAGCTGTCTATTGGGCAGCAAGTCGCTTTGGTTGGTTTGAGTTGCGCAATGGTTCTTGGGATCGAGTGTCTGGCCGATGGGCTGCGATTCTGGATGCGGTGCTGTCGTGGGGGGCTTGGCCGGAAATAGAGCCGCTGGCAATTCCTGAAAAAACAAAACTTCAAACGCGAAGGGTCCAGATGGATGCGCTGGCAGCGATGCGCGAAAAATTGGCTGCAGCAATTGTTGGGGGGGCTGCTGCAGAGGGATATGAGCGGAGGACTGTGGTAGAATCAGATGTATAAATAAAGCCCGGCAAAATGATCGGGCTAGGGGAATTCTCCGCAGCAAATTCAAGGGGAGTTCACAAGATGATTGATGTAATCCGTGCTGTTCGTTCTGCTTTTGAACGTGTGTCTGGTGGTGGCGTTAAAGCAGCTAATTCAATTTGTGAGGTGCGCGGCGGTGAATCCAAGCGAGAGCTTGAATTGTCGATCATGGATGCGCGTGAAGTAGTTGGCGCTGTGCTGATGCTGGAGCAGCGTTTTAACGTGGTGCTGATGGCCAGGGTGAACGATGGCAGTATGGCTTTTCTGGCTGGTGCTTTCGATGATCTGGTTTCTTTTGTGATTCATTACGGCCAGGTCGATGGCCTGGATGTGCTGAAGTATGGCCGTGCTGGAGTTCAGTATTTTGTGCGGTACTGGTTGGTAGGCATGGGGTCGTTCCGTGAGTTTGCGCGAGAAATTGGGATTGACCATCACACGGCGGCCACCTTTTACCGGGGGGGCATTGAGGTGCTGTTGCAGGGGTGGTTGATCGCAGCGCGGGGGCAAATTGAGCCGGTGTTGTTGGCGCAGATGGATGCTGCTGAGTTGGTTGCCGCTTGACACGATGAAACAAATTCCCCAATAATGCGCCCTCAACACCGCCATAGGTGCGTCCAGAAGCCCAAGCTAGCCGCTTGGGCTTTTTGCATTTCTGGTGGTTGCAAGAGTAATCGTTGACGCCCTGGCCTCTGATCGGGGCGTTTCTTTTTGGGGAAAAGGAAATGCCTAGGTCTGCTCCTATGCCGTGTCGGCAGCGAGGGTGTCGAGCGTTGGTGAGGGATGGCGGCGGTTACTGCGAAGCGCATCGCCGGGAGGTGAGGCGCGAAGTGGATCAGCGGCGCGGGTCGGCAGCGAGTCGCGGTTATGGCTCGCGGTGGGCAAAGGCGCGGGACACGTACTTGCGCCAGCGCCCTCTATGCGAGTGCGACGAGTGCCGGGCGTTGGGCCGGCTCAAGCCGGCGACGGTGGTGGACCATATCGTCGCGCACAAGCTGAAAGATGCGCTGGATAGTGGAGACGCCGAAGCTATCCGCGCGGCGCAGGCTTTGTTTTGGGATTCGGACAACTGGATGCCAATGGCTAAGCGGTGCCACGACAAGAAAACCGCGCGTGAAGACGGCGGGTTCGGCAACAGGCGGCGCTGATCGGTCGGCCGCGTGTCGGCCAGGGGGAGGGGGTGGGTCAAAGTCTGGTCGGGGGTGGTCAAGACCGCGTGCCTAGCCACGGTTTTTTATGGCCTCTGTTTTTGAACAGGGGGGGGTGTGAAATTAGACGGCCTCTGATGCGTTATCTGCGCATTAGGGGCTTTTTTTATGGGCGAATGCCCTGGAGGCTCGCTATGGACGATAGAGCGCCGCCGCTCACGGTGATTCAGGGGGGCGCGGGAAATGTTGGTGATGGTGGGGGTGGTAAGCATTCTGAGATTGTCAGTCCGCCGCCGCCACCTGGTGCAAACCTTGCGCCGCGTGAACGGAAGGTGTGGGACTACGTTTGTCGGCATCTACGCGAGGCCGGTCTTGACCATCTGACGGCCGGTTTGGCGATAAGCATCATCGTTAAAACCTATGTGCGTTGGATCGATGCCGAAATCAAGCTGGCCGCTGTTGAGGAAAAGAACGGCGGCACGTACTTCATCATCACGCCGAATGGGCATGAACAGCCGCATCAGGTTTTCTATGTCGTTAAGAACTTGAAACAGGAATTGCTTAAATGGCTACCGGAATCGTCCTTAACGCTTCCGTCGGTGGCAGCGGTCAAGGCCAAGCTGGGCGACAAAGCGCCGCAGGACGATCTATTCGACGAACTGCTAAATCACGGAAGAAATCACCCGTCAGCCGCCTTCGGCTGATCCCGCCGGAAGACGAGTGGCAGGAGTGGGATAGACGCTATGGGGTGCCGGTGTTGTGCGGAGAGGTGATGGTTGGGCGACTAACCATGCTCGCCGTCGAGCGCCACTATCGGGATTTGAAAGAAGCCGCAAAACGCGGTCTTTTTTTTAGCCCGCCGCACGCCTGGCATTGCATCGACTTTGTTCAAAAAGAGTTTGTCCACATCAAAGGGCCACTTGCGGGCCGGCCGATATGGCTTGATGGGTGGCAATTGTTCTGGACGGCCGTGTTTTTTGGCTGGAGGCGGGCGAATGGTCTACGCCGGTTCCGCACGGGGTATGAAGAAGTCGCGCGGAAAAACGGCAAATCGACGTGGTGGGGGCCGATTGGCGCGTATCTGTGGATGATGGACGGGGAGGGGGGCGCGGAAGTCTATTCCATTGCCACCACGCGCGAACAAGCCATGTCGGTATTCAAGCCGGCATTCGACAACGTGAAGCGCTGGCGCAAGCGTTCGCCAGGGCTGACGCGGTCGATCCGGGTCTATGACGGCGCAAACCAAGAAAAGATGGTCCTGGGTGAGTCGGTCTACAAGCCACTGCCGGCCAATGCCGAGAGTCTGGACGGCTTGAACCCCTATGCCTGTCTGGTCGATGAGCTGCACGCCCATAAAACGCGGGAAGTATGGGACGTGATGGAGTCGGCCCTGGGCGCGCGGTCGCAGCCGGTGATCAACGCCATCACCACGGCCGGTTTCATTCTCGACGGCATTTGCATGGAAATCCGCACCTACCTTGTGCGGGTGCTGCGCGGCGAGGTGGTGGACGACAGTTTTTTCGGCGTTATTTACACCATTGATGAAGGCGATGATCCCTTTGACCCGGCGATGTGGGCGAAAGCCAACCCAGCGCTTGGGGAAGCGAAGACGCTGGAATACATGGAGGCGCAGGCAACCAAGGCAAGAGTCATGGCGAGCGCACGCCACAACTTCCTGACCAAAGATTTGAACGTCTTCGTCGGGGATGCGCTGTCGTGGTTCGACATGACGGTATGGGACAAGGGCGCGAAGACCTTTGACCGTGACATGTTGACAGGCCGCCGCTGCTTTGGTGGGCTTGACCTGGCAAGCACGCGAGACATTACCGCGTTTGTGTTGCTGTTCCCGCCGCCGGATGGCGACGATGACGGCGATTGGTATGTGTTGGTGTGGGCCTGGGTGCCGCAGGCGAAGTTAGATTCGGCAGAGCAAGACTCGGGGTCGGATTACAAGGCGTGGGCGCGGCGCGGCTGGCTGACGGTGACGGAGGGGGATGTTACCGATTACGAGCCAGTACGGGAGGTGATCGAACAGGCATGCCAGGATTTCGAGGTGCAAGAGATTGCTTTCGATACCTGGAACTGTACGCACCTGGCAAACCAGCTGCTGGAAAAGGATATCCCAATGATCAAGCTTGGGCAGAACTTCGCCGGCCTGTCGCCGGGTGCGAAGCAGGTTGAGCGCCTGGTTTACGGCAAGCGGCTGCGGCATGGGGGGAATCCGCTGCTGCGCTGGTGTGCGGGCAATGTCACTTTGATGATCGACAGCAACGAGAACATCAAGCCGGACAAGAAGCGTTCGACGGGGCGCATTGATCCGATAGTGGCGCTGTGCAGCGCGGCCACGCGCGCGATGGTTCACATGGAGGAAACGTCGATCTACGAAGAAACAGGACTGAGGACGCTGTAATGGGCTTTTCAATTAAGAGCGTGTGGCCATTCCAGCGCAAGAGCGCGACGGCGGATGCCAATGATGAGCTGATCCGCCAAATGCTGGCCGGCTATGCGTCCAAAACGGGCGCGAGCGTGACGCCTCAGACGGTGATGCGGGTTAGCGCCTGCTATGCCAGTGTGCGCAACATCAGCGAGGACTTGGCCAAGCTGCCGCTGCACCTATACAAGCGAATGCCGCGCGGCAAGGAACGAGCGATCAAGCATCCTCTGTATGCCGTGTTGAATAGCCGGCCGAACAGTTGGCAAACACCCTTTGAGTTTGTCCAGCTACTGACGGCCATGATGGTGCTGCGGGGCAACGGTTACGCGCGGGTGGTGCGTGGTTTTGGCAGCAGGGTGCTTGAGCTGATCCCGCTGCATCCTGACCGGGTTGAGGTCAAGCAGCTGGATGATTTAAGCCTGCGCTATGACTACAGCCGGCCGGATGGCCGCCGGGTGCAATTGGAGCAAGGCGACGTGCTGCACTTGCGCGGCCTGACGTTGGACGGCGTGCGCGGCGTGTCGCCCATCGCTTATGCCCGCGAGTCGTTTGGCCTGGCGTTGGCGGCAGAGGAGCACGGCGCGCGGATGTTTGGCGGGCGCGTGACCGGGCCGGGCGTGTTGAAAGCGCCGGGCAAGCTGTCCGATACCGCTTTCGAGCGGCTGCGGGAGGGTTGGGAGGAGCGCGGCGGACTAGAGAACTCATCCAAGCCGGTGATTTTGGAGGAGGGGCTGTCTTGGGAGTCCCTGGGCTTGAAGTTGAGCGACTTGCAGTTTCTGGAGACGCGCAAGTTTCAGGTGGAGGAGATCGCCCGGTTGTATCGGATGCCGCTGCACAAGATCAACAGTATGGACAAGGCCACGTTTTCCAATATCGAACATCAGTCCCAAGAGTATGTGACGGATACCTTGCTGCCCTGGGCGCGGCGTTGGGAGCAGGCCATTGCCCGCGATCTGCTGGGCGAAACTGATCAGGATGACTTCTATTCGGCTTTTCTGTTCAACAGCCTGCTGCGCGGCGATGCCAAGAGCCGATGCGAATTCTATCGGGGGATGTCCGGCATTGGGGTGCTGACGCCAAACATGATTTTGGAAATGGAGGATATGGACACATACGAGGGCGGCGATGTGCGCCTTGTGCCGTTGAATATGGTGCCGGTGGACATGGTGCGCGCAGTCGCGGGCAAGACGAAAGGGGGTGTGGATGCAGCTTGACCAGAAGGACTTTAGTTTCGAAATCAAAGCCGTCAACGATGACGGCTTTTTTTCGGGCTATGCAAGCGTGTTCGGGGTGGTGGACAGCTATGGGGATGTCGTCGCGAAGGGGGCCTTTGCCGAGTCTCTGGCGGCCTGGGCAGGCAAGGGGCGTCTCCCGGCCCTGCTTTGGCAGCATCGGATGGACGAGCCCATCGGGCTGTATACCGCGATGCGTGAGGATGACGTGGGCTTGTATGTCGAGGGGCAACTTGCATTGAAGACCATGCGCGGCGCAGAGACATACGAGTTGATGAAGATGAAGGCCATCAGCGGCCTGTCCATCGGCTATGTGACGCGCGATGACAGCTGGGACCGGGTGACGGACGTGCGGACGTTGAAAAAAGTGGATCTGTGGGAAGCGTCGGTGGTGACGATGCCGGCTAATGATTCGGCGCGCATCGGGGATGTAAAGACCCATGGCGGCGGCGCTGCCGGGGTGAAGCATTTGCAGTATTTGATCAAGAAAATTCAAGGGATGTGAAATGGAATACAAGCAGGTAGTCGAGCAGCTGGGCCAAGCCTTCGAAGAGTTCAAATCGGCCAATGATCAACGCTTGGCCAAGCTGGAAAAGGGTGGCGCGACGGGCGATCTGGACGTCAAGCTGGCCAATCTGGACAAGGCGATGTCGGAATTCGAGGCCGCCAAGAAGGGCATGGACGAGCTGGCCAAGAAGTTCGCCCGCGGTGAAATGGGCGGCGGAGGCGGCGCGAGTGCCGAACAAGCCGAACATAAGCAGGCATTCGGCCGCTTCCTTCGCAAAGGCGCAGACGATGGCCTGGAAGAGCTGGAGCGCAAGGCGCTGAACCTGGGTAGCGATCCTGACGGCGGTTTCGCGGTGCCGGAAGAGTTGGATCGCAACATCATCCAACTGGAGCGGCGCGATACGCCGATGCGAGCACTGTGCAACGTCATCACAGTTGGCGGCGAGGAGTATAAGCGGCTTATCAATGTCGGTGGCGCAGGTAGTGGCTGGGTCGGTGAAACCGATGAGCGTGGCGAGACTGGCACGCCGAAGCTGGCGACGGTTGCGCCGCTGTTTGGCGAAATCTATGCCAACCCGAAGGCTACGCAAAAGATGCTCGATGACGTGTTTTTCGATGCAGAAGCCTGGCTGGCTGGCGAGGTGGCAACCGAGTTCGCCGAGCAAGAAAACCTGGCTTTCACTGCTGGCGATGGCCAGAAGAAGCCCAAGGGTTTCTTGGCCTATGCGGTGGATGACAAGGCCGATGGCGCGCGTGCCAATGGCACGCTGCAAGCCGTGTTGTCTGGCGCGGTTGGCACGATTAACCCGGATGCGCTGATTGATCTGATTTACAGCCTGAAGGCCAGCTATCGCCGCAATGCCTCGTTTGTGTTGAACAGCCTGACGGTGCCGCTGCTGCGCAAGCTGAAGGACAATGAAGGCAACTACCTGTGGCGTCCTGGCCTGGATGCGGCTGAACCGTCGTCGCTGCTGAACAAGCCGATTATCGAGAATGATGATATGCCGGTGGTGGCGGGCAATGCCCTGGCGCTGGCATTTGGCGATTTCAAGCGCGGCTACACCATTGCCGATGTGCGCGGCGTGCGCGTGCTTCGCGATCCGTACACCCATAAGCCGTATGTCAGCTTCTACACCACGAAGCGCGTCGGCGGCGGTCTGATGGACTCCAGCGCCATCAAACTGATGAAGATCGCGGCTAAGTAAGGGGCGGATATGCAGCTGTTCCCGGATTTGTCCCTGGTGCGGCTGCAATGCCGCATGGACCAAGACTTGACCGAGGATGACCCGTTGTTGCGCCTGTATGTGGCTGCAGCGGTGTCCCTGGCCGAGCAGGCGCTTGGCCAGCCATTGGCGGTGCGATGGCCAAAGGTGGAAGACGTGCCGGAAGCCATTTTGCAGTGGGTGTTGCTGCGCGTGGCTACTGCCTATGCCCAGCGCGAGGCTGTGGCTGCGGGTCAGCCGTTGCAGGTGTTGCCGCGAACGTTTGTGGATGGCCTGCTTGATCCGTGGAGGGTTTATCGTTGAATGCCAGCATGATGAAGGATCGCATCTGGTTGAGTTGGCCGGTGAAGACTCGCCGGCCGTCCGGTCAGGAGGTCAGCGGCTGGAGCGAGCGTAAGCGGATACACGCCCGCGTCGAATACCTGGGCGCGCGGACGTATACGGCGGCTTTGGCGGAGCAAACCGGGTGCAGTGTCCGGGCAACCATCCGCCGCCGAGAGGTGGCGCATGGCTGGCGCGCCCTGGTGAATGGCCAGCCGTTCAAGGTGAAGACGGTGCAGCCTGCTGGGGAGCCTGGTTTCTTGGTGCTGATGCTGGAGACGAGTGATGGCAACGGCTGATGTGATCGGGATGGATAACATCCTGCGCCAGCTGGACGCAGTGCCGCGCAATCTGCAGCGCAAGATTTTGCGCCGGGGGTTGCGCAAGGGGGCGGTGCTTGTGCGCGATGAGGCCCGCCGGCTGGTGCGCCGTCGATCTGGCCTACTGGCTAAGTCCATCGTGATTGCCAGTTCGCGCGGCAGCGGCCAGCGCGGCGCAATCGCCTACAAGGTCGGGCTGCGTTCGCGGGCGTGGTATGGCCGCTTTCTGGAGTATGGCCACGTCAAGCGAGGGCGTGGCCAAAAAATCGCAGGCGGCGAGAGGCGGCGGACGGCGACGCGGGAGGTTCTGAAGGGGGCCGGGCAATTTGTCCGGCCCTATCCGTTTATGCGCCCTGCGGCTGAAAAGCTGCCGGGTGCAGCCGGGATCGTGGCGGACGAGGTCCGCGCGTCGCTGCAAAGCGGGGAGTTGACGCGATGATCGGCGCAGTGTTGGTCGAACTGCTGGCCGCGCCCGAGGTGGCGGCTCTGATCGGCGACCGGGTGTATCCGGTGGAGTTGCCGGACGAGCCGACATTGCCGGCGGTCGCCTATGAGCTGATTGGTGAAACGCGGGGGAGGGTAGCGCGCCGGGCATCTGGCCGCGTTCGCAGCCAGGTGCAGTTGTCGATAGTCGCGCCAGACTATGACGCCGCCCATGCGGTGGCGGGGGTAGTGCGGCAACGGCTGGCATGCGGGCAGGGCGAGGCGGCTGGTTTTCAGGTTTATGGCGCGGTGGAGGAGTCGTCACAAGATGCGGGGCAAGGCGCGCCGCATATGGTGGCGATGACCTGGCGCTTTCACTGGAAGGAAGCATGAGCAAGATTGAAGGTTTGATGCATGGCCTAGAGCTGGCGCTGTTGAATGCAACGCCTGCCGGGGATCGGGTCAGCCGTGACGTTGAGCGCGGTTACAGCTTTGGGGAATTTCCGGCCCTAATACTGCACCAGCTGCAGGACGTGCCGCTGGCGGGTAGTCCGGTCGGCTATGAGTATCGGCAATTGTCTGTCGAGCTGGAAATTCGGGCAGATGGAGACGTGCCGCATGCGGCATGTAATGGCGTTCTGGCTGTGGTACATGGTGTATTGCATGCCTCGTCGGGAGTGATGGACCTGCAATCGGGCGTGGTGGATTGGGGCTATGACGAGGAAAACCCCGCCCTGGGCGTCTGCCGTGCGCAGTACCTGCTGACCTACCGGCGCAGGGAAGGGGAGATGTAGGAATTTCCAGTTACGGCTAACTGGAAATTGAATATGTTCGGCTCGCTACGGCGGGCCTTTTTTGTGCCTGGGAGAAATGATGGCATTGAACAGTAAGCGGGTGGCGATCATTGCCAAGGTGGAAGCGAAAGAAGGCGTGGACGCGGTGCCGACTGGCGCGGCGAATGCGATTCTGGTGGCAAGCCCCAAGGTGACGCCGCTGGATAGCGATCGAGCGGAACGCAACGTGGTGCGGCCCTATTTCGGCAATGCGGAGTCGGTTGTTACCGGCGTGCGCATGAAAGCGGAATTCGAGGTCGAGCTGGCCGGCGCGGGCGCGCCTGGTGCCGTCCCAGCCTGGGGCGTGCTGCTGAGGGGCTGCGGGTTTGCGGAAACCGTCGCCAAGGACGCCAGCGCGAGCTATGCGCCGATTTCGGGCGGGCATGAGTCGCTGACCCTCTATTACAACCTGGACGGCGTGCAGCATAAGCTGTTGGGCGCTCGCGGCACGGTATCGCTGGACCTGCAGAACAAAGCCTTCCCCAAAATGAAGTTCGTGTTTACCGGCGTGCATGGCGGCATTGTCGATGCGCCCGCGCCGGCGCTGAAGCTGACGCCGTTTCAGACGCCGATGCCGTTTGACGCGGCGAACGTGGCCAGCTTCTCGCTGTATGGCTATAGCCCGGCGGTGCAGAGCCTGTCGCTGGACATGGCCAATGAAGTCAAGCATCGCAGCCTGCCGGGCGGTGTGGAAAGCGTGCTGATTACCGGCCGCAAGCCCAGCGGGTCGGCTCAAATCGAATCGACGCGGGTTGCGGAAAAAGACTGGTTTGCGCTGGCGCGCACCGCAGAGCGCGGCGCGCTCGCCCTGGTGCATGGCAAGACGGCCGGCAACATCATCCAGATTGACGCCACGGTCAGCATCGGCAGCGCCGACTACGGCGACAGCGACAACATCAGCATGACCACGCTGCCGCTCGCCCTGTTGCCTACCAACGGCGACGACGAAATCAAAATCACGGTTCGATAAGGAAACCCATGTTCAAGATCGCCAATAGCGGCACGGTGCGCGTGCCGGCTGAAATCCTGACCCGCACCGAGTCCGGCGCGGAAAACAAAGTCTCCATCCAGTTGACGGGCCGCCTGCTGTCGCAGCCTGGCTGGGATGCCCTGTTCGCCAAATACGCAGGCGAGGCCGGCGCGGGCGAACTGTCCGAGGTCTACCGCCAAAACGCCCGACTTTACGCCGAAGTGTTCACGGCATGGGACGGGGTGACGGATGAGGCGGGCCAGGCGCTGCCGCTGTCGCAGGCGGCGCTTGAGGCGGCCTTGCTGTCGGTGGACGGGCCGCAGGTCAACGCCGCGCTGCAGCAGGCCGTCCATGAACTGCGCTTCGGTGCCGTCCGAAAAAACTGATTGAGGCGGTGCGCTGGCAGTTTGGCGAGCGCGCCGCCTCGCGGTCGGAGGATCGGCAAGCGCTGCTGGCGGCCGGCGTGCCGCTGGAACAAGCGGACGCGATGTTGCCGGCCCGGTGCGACGTGGAGGCGTTCGCGTTGCTGCCTGACGCGCTGCCGGCCTGGCGGCTGTGGCAGGCGATGCAAACGCAATGGCGGGTCGGCCCGGTGGGGCCGTATGGGCTGGACTATGCGGCGCTGCCGGTGGTGGAAAGGCGGGTCGGCCTGCCGGCGGCGCAGCGGGCGGAGGTGTTCGATTGCCTGCAGGATATGGAACAAGAGGCGCTGCGCTTGATGGCGAAGAAAGGGGCGTGACGTGGCTGCGCAAAATGTAGGTTCGCTGGTAATCAATCTGGAAGCGCGAGTCGCCCAGCTGCAAGGCGACATGGCGGCGACCAAGCGAGTCGTCAGCGATGCAATGGATACCGTGGAGCGCGACGCCAAGCGCGGGGCCAAGGCGCTGGAAGACGCGGCCGGCAGCGCCGGCATGCTGGCCAGGGCCGGGGCGGCGATTGCGGGCGGCTTTGCGCTATCGGCGGTGAAAGATGGCGTGGTGTCGGTGGCGGCGGCGCTGAACCAAGCGCAGATTGCCAGCGAGCGGCTGCAAAAGTCGCTGTTCTATGCCAACGGCGGCGACGTGCGGGCGATTGCGTCGGATATCGAGTGGCTGAGGCGGCAGGCGTCGGGGCTGGGCCTGGACTTCGCGCAAGCGTCCGCGTCCTATGCGCAGTTTGCCGGCGCGGTGAAGGGGACGCCGCTTGCGCCGTATGCGCGACAGGTGTTCGACTCGTTGTCTACGGCCGCCAGCGCATTCGGCCTGTCTGCGGAGACGGCGCAGGGCGCAATGCTCGCCCTGGTGCAAATGTCGGCTAAGGGCGTCGTGTCGGCCGAAGAGTTTCGCGGCCAGCTGGCCGAGCATCTGCCGGTGGCGACGCAGGCGGCGGCGCGCGCCCTGGGCGTGACGACAGGCGAATTCAGCAAGATGTTGGAGTCTGGCCAGCTGCTGGCCGCCGACTTCCTGCCCAAATTCGCCGCTGAGCTGAAGCGCATGAGCGCGGACGCGGCGGCCTTTGGCGGCGAGACGCAAAAGGCCAGCGCCAATTTCGTCAACTCGTGGGAGGCGATGAAAACCGAGGTGGCGCAATCGGGCATTGCCTCTTTCATTGCCGGCCAGCTGGCCATCCTGACGGATGCATTTGACGACGTGTCCGAGTCGATGCGGCGGGCGCGCAAAGAGGGTTCAGGATTCTGGGGGCAGACGATGGCCGGCGGCGGCGCGGTGATGCGCTTTCTGAATCCGGTGAATGCGCTGCACTACGACGCGCAAAGCGACAACGCCCGAATGGCCCAGCTGAAAGAGCGTATCAAGGAGGGGCAGGCGGGTCTGTATGAGTATTCGTTTTCGCAGACGCTGGCGCAAAAGCAAGCGGGCCTGGCGGCGATGCGGTCAGAGCTGGCCGAGCTGGAGAAGCGCGCCAAGGCGGCGACAACCGATGCCGCCGCCGGGGCCAAGGCTGCGGAAGCCAAGGCGGCGGCGCGCAAGGATGCCGAGGCCCGCGCGAAGAAGTACGCGGACGACGATTCCCGCCTGAATGACCGTGAGGAGTTCGACAAGAAGGTCAGGAAGGAAGAGGAGGCGTTCAAAGGGGCCGTGGTCGGTTTGGAGAAAGGCAGCGCGGCCTATCTGGCGGCGGAGCGCGCGCATCAAACTGCGGTGAGCAAGCTGCGCGACGACTTCGACAAGAAGCAAGCCGCCGAGCGCAAGCGGGCCGGCGCGCAGGGCCGGCGCGAGGATGCCGCTATCGACGCGATGCAGCGCGAAATCATGGGTGTGGAAAAGCTGTCAGCCGTCGAGCGCGCGCGCTATGAAATTGCGGAAGGCAAGTATGCCGGCTGGAGCGCCGCCAGCCAGGCGCGCTTGCTGGCGCTGGCGGCCGAGCTGGACGCCACCCGCCAAGTGCGCGCGGAAAACAAGAAGTTCCTGGATGAGCTAAACCGCGATGTCGAGCAGTACGAGACGCATCAGCGCGATGTGGCCAGGCGCTTGCGCGGCGGCGAGTACGACAACGCGGCACAGCGCCTGCAGAGCGAGCATCGGGAGCGGTCGCTAGATATCCAGTACAACGCTGGTTTATCGGACCAAGAAAAGCAGCAGTATGGCCAACAGGAAGACCGCCGTAACGAAAGAGCGGTGGACGCCCTGCGCAGCAGCGAGCGCCAGGGCATCGGCCTGCAGTCCGAAGAACAGCAACTGCGCGACCAGTACGACCGTCGCCACCAGTTGATCATGGACGCCACCACGCTGAGCGAAACCGAACGGGCCGACTACATCCGCCGCAATCAAGAGCAGTTGAACCTGGATTTGATGAACATGGAGCGCAACCGCGCGTCCGCGATGCTGTCGAGTTCCAGCCAGCTGTTTGACGGACTGGCCGGCCTGGCGGCCACCTTCAAGGGCAAAAACAGCGGCATCTACAAGGCCATGTTCGCCATGAGCAAGGCATTCGCCATTGCCGATTCCGTCATCAAGATTCAGCAGGCCGTGGCGACGGCCGCCGCATCTGCGCCCTGGCCGGCGAACATCGGCGCGATGTCGTCGGTGGTGTCGGCAACGGCCGGCCTGGTGTCCACGATAGCCAGCACGAACTTGTCGGGCATGGCGCATGACGGCATCGACAATGTGCCGCGTGAAGGGACGTGGTTGCTGGACAAGGGCGAGCGCGTGGTGGATCGCCGGACAAACGGTGATCTGAAAGACTTTCTGACCCGCGTCAATGCCGCACAGAGCGCGCCCGCCACGCCGGCCCAGCCGGTCAAGGTGGTGGTCAACAACCTGGCTCCGGGAACGGCGGCCAGGACCGAGGAGCGTCAAGGCGCGGGCGGCGAGCGTGAAATTCTGGTGCTGGTGGAGCGGGTGATAGACAACAAGCTGGCGCGGTCGATGCGACCGGACGGTGACATTTACAACTTTGTGAGGGGGTAGGCATGGCGGCGGAAACCTTCGGCTGGACGCCGCTGTTTGGCGGTTCATCGTCGATCCGGGCGCGAGTGCGGGAGGCCAAGTTCGGTGATGGCTATGTGCAGCGCGTGCCGGGCGGCATCAATACCATGCCGCGCAGCCGCAAGCTGTCGTTTGCGGGGGATGCGGCGATGTGCGACGCCATCGAGGCGTTTCTCATGCGCCATGCCGGCGCGCGCTGGTTCTGGTTCGCTTATCCGGGCGCGGCGCGCTGCAAAGTGCGTTGCGAGGAATGGGACCGTTCCTATCTGGCCGCCGGGGATGAGGTGGTGAGCGCGGCATTTGAACAGGTATTTGATCCGGGGGAGTGATGGGAGAGATTCACGCAGAAAAACAGCGCCTGGTGCCTGATGCCCTGGTGCAGCTGTTCGAGATACGGCCGCCGGCCGGCGAGACAATGCAGCCGCTGCGCTTTACCACCAGCGGCAACGGCCAGGCAGTGACGTTTCAGGGGCTGACCTATGAGCCGTGGGCCATCGAGGCCACCGGCTTTGAAAGCAGCAACAAAGGCGCGCCACGGCCGCGGCTGTCGGTCAGCAATATTGGCATGCTGCCGGATGGCAGACCGATGCGCGGCATCTTCACGGCGCTGGTGATGCAGCATCAAGGGTTGGTCGGCTGGGAGGTGGTCCGGCGGCTGACGCACGCCAAGTTCTGCGCTGGCGGCGAGCTGGCGGCCTTCCCGGAAATGCACCCGGAAGAAATCTGGCTGATTAACCGGCGCGAGGCCGACAACGGCGATGTGCTGACATTTGAGCTGCGCAGCCGGCTGGACCTGGCCGGCAAGCGCGCGCCGGGCGTGCTGGTGACGCGCTATTGCCCGGCGCATGTGGTCTACCGTGGTCCGCATTGCGGCTATCAGGGCGAAGCGATGTTCGATGCTAACGACAGGCCGGTGATGGACAAGCGGCTGGACAAGTGCGGCAAGCGGCTAAGCAGCTGCCGCTGTCGGGCCAATCTGGCCAACTACGGCGGCTGCCCTGGGATGAGACGATATAACTAATATTTCGCCATAGCTGGGAGTGTGTTTCTTTGGTTTTTCTATGTTGATTGGCGTTTTGTTGCAAGGGTGGTAGTGATTGTTGCGAAGCACAATGACGTTGCAGTAATATGACAAATGGCATGAATTAAAGATATTAACAAGCATGCCGAATGTCTAATTCTGTGATGGAGAAGTGTAGTGGGAATGATGATTGATGCTGCGCGCAATAATTTTAGTGGCAACTTACTGGCAGGTAATGGCACAGGTGCCGCTGCTGGTGGGGTGCAAGGTACTCAGCAAGGAAGTGCGGTTCAAAACCAGAGCCAAAATGCTGGTTCGACAGCGACTCCCTCTGTGGTAGTGTCGCTAAGCGGGATGAAGCCAATTGAGGAGCATACGTATGCTCCTCCAAGCCCTACCGTTGCTCAAACAGGGAGTACAGGCAGCGGAGACAGTCAAGCGCCGGTTGCGCGTCACAATCCTGCTTTGACTCCGGCCGTATTGGCTGCGCTTGCAGGCATGAAGCCAATTGTCGAATATGCTCGCCCTCCACAAGGTTCTACTCCTGCGGCGAGCCCTGCATCCACTCCACAAGCTGGCGCGGCTTTGACTCCTGCTGCCATTGCGGCGGCCAATGGGGCCAAGCCAACTGCTGACTTGGTTTCTACGGTTACCCATGCGGTTAGTTCTGCAGTGGATACCGTTATCGATAAGGGATATGTTTGTGCTGGCGGTGCCTATGGGGTGGCAGTAGGTGTCTGTGCTGATACGCATGGGACTGTCGTGGTACAGGTCGGGGCCGGAACTCAGGGGGTTTCACTAGGGGCTGGTTTGGCTTTGAATGGTGATACGGCAAGCCATCTCGCTGGATGGTCTGTTACTGCGATTGCCCCAAATTATACTGGGATCACTTATTCTCCTGGAAATCCCGGCATAACATCTGTTAATGTCGGCATGCCGGGAGCGAGTGTAACTTACGGGTTTCCAATAGAATCGAGCAAACCGTATGAGTTTCATGTCGCACCGCCAATGAATTCCAATCCGAATCAGTGTACAAAATCAGATTATGAGCACACAACTGGATTTTCACTTGGTGCACTTGGCGATGCTGGTGATTCTGTCGGTCCAACTGCCCCGCCGGTTGATATGAGTGATGATCGTGGCTCTGGGCGTCATAAAGAAGATGACATGATGGCTGAGGCCTAATTTTTAAGAATGGCTTTGCGCGTTTTTAGCGCGCAAGGCTATAGCAAGGTGTTTAGCGATGTGGGTACAAAAAGTAGTGCCGTATTTGTTTATGATTCCCTTTGTATATTACATTTACTTTGAAACCATGCGAAGGGATAGAATTGCGAGGGAGATGGCCGATCAGTGGTTAAAGACCAATCACCCTGGTTGTGTTATTAAGTCGATGAAAACCTCAAAGTTGGGTGCTCCCATTGCAGTGGTGATGCAAGTTTACACACCCAAAGATGAGGACTTTGAGATCAAGTTAAAGGTGGGTACTATCTTTGGAGGCATTTTTGCTGAAAAAGTAAAGGTTGTATACGTCAGAAAGATTAAGCTTGATTCTAAGCAAGAGTAAGTAAAGGATTTAAGGCTGAGCGATGTGCTTAGTGTGATACGTGTGTTTCTTTTAGGTTTGGCCGCATTTTGCGGCCATTTTTTATGGCTGGCATTGGGGTGGCGGGAGTTTGTGTGGGAATTCAAGCTGGCGAGAGAGTACGTATGTTAAAGAATGTAGTGTTTTGTATTTGATATTGATCGTTGAGAAATAAATATTTTGATGGTTTTGGGTTGATTGAGAATAATCGGGACAGCTTTGCTAATTATGGTTGCTGCCCCGAAATGCACAAGTGAAACTAATTCATATTAGCTCTTTGAATTAGGGCCGGCTGACTCTTTTTTGATCGGTGCAAAGGATGTAAGGGCCGCCAGAATTGGCTTTTCGATATGCCTGCATGAGCAGGATTTGGCTTTTTGCATTGTTGAAGCCCATGAAGATCAGCTCGATGTCGTAATCATTTCCGGGGTAAGCCCCTTCATTGTCACCAAAGTAATGATCTCGGTTCAGATCGACTGTGTAGGATAGGGGGTGGTCTGAGCCGAGCGGCGGGCAGTGGACTATGATTTGGATGTCGGAAAAGCTGGAGGCATTTTTGCCGCTGAAAGTATCTTGGTTCTGGGATGTCGTGAATGGCGCAAGTCCCATGGCAAGAGTTCTGGTGTAGGTGTTGTCGTGCTTGTTCAGAATGTTGAAATCGGCAGGAACGCCCAAGCAATTCACGATATTGAGTTGGCCCATTATTTTCTCCAGGAAGTTTTCATATTGCTTCAGTTGATGTTGTTTGGCAGAGTTTAAGCTACTGAGGCATATTTCCTCCTTCAATAGTTGAAATTGTTTTGAATTTGGAGTGATTTTATTTTTTCCACGACGAATATTCGTAGCTGAAGAGTTTCACTTCACTTAATGCATCTATGAGTTGATTTCTGGCCGCTTTATGCGGCCTTTTTTTATGGGCAATGCAATGACAGCAACAACCGAGCAAATCGCCGCGATGCTGGCCTACGCGGCGGCGGCCGGCGACCTGGAAGCCTGCGGCGTGGTGCTGGACTCGGGCCGGGTCTATCCCTGCCGCAACCTGGCCGACGAGCCGGCGCGGCAATTCAGGATTGACCCGGTGGACCACGCCGCCGCCGAGCAGCTGGGCCGGGTAGTCGGCATCTGGCACAGCCACCCGAACGCGCCGGCCGAGCCTAGCCCGGCGGATAGGGCGATGTGCGAGCGCACGCGCCTGCCCTGGCACATCGTCAGCCATCCCGGCGGCGATTACCGCTATATCGAGCCGTGCGGCTATCAGGCGGACTACCTGGGCCGGCCGTACTGCTATGGCGTGTTCGACTGCTGGGAACTGGTGCGGGACTGGTACGCGCGCGAACGCGGCGTGTCGCTGCCGCGTCCGCCGGGCGCGGAACGGGACGGCTGGTGGAGCCGGGGGCTGGACTTGTTCACTACGGCGGCTGAGGCCGCCGGTTTTGTTTGGGTCGATGATGAGCCGCAGGCCGGCGACGTGCTGCTGATGCAGATACAGGGTGCGTTGCCGAATCACACGGCGTTATGGCTGGGCGACGGCCGCATTCTGCATCACCTGCGGGACCGGCAGTCGGAAACGCACATTTACGGCGGGTATTGGCAACGGGCGACCGTCAGACGGGCGAGGTATCGACAATGAGCAATAGCACTTTGCGGATGATCCGCCTGGGCGGCGTCCTGGGCGAGCAGTACGGCCAGGCGCATGAATTGGCGGTGTCGTCGGCGGCGGAAGTGGTGCCGGCGCTCAATGCGCTGTATCCGGGCTTCAACAACGCGCTGCGCGCCCTGGACGAACAGGGCATGGCGTTTCGGGTGACGGTGGCCGACAGGACGGTTTGCGAGCAGGAACTGACGCTGGTTTCCAGCGGCGACATCCTGATTATGCCGGAAGTGGTCGGGGCCAGCGGCAACCAAGTCTTGGGCGGGGTGCTGATCGTGGTGGGCGCGTTGACCTGGGCGTTTGGCGGCACGCAGCTGATGGCGGTGGGCGTCGGCCTGATGCTGTCCGGGGCCATGATGATGCTGACGCCGGTTCCGCGCCTGGACCAGTCGCAGAGCGAGCAGCAGCAGGGCAAAACCAGTTATCTGTTCAACGGTGCGGCCAATAGCAGCGCGCAGGGCATGCCCGCGCCCTGGGGCTGGGGCCGGCATCGCGCGGGCGGCATCATCATTTCGGCGGGCATCAGCGTGGAGGACATGCGGTAAATGGATAGGGACATCAGGGGCGCCGGCGGCGGCCAGAAAGAGCCGCGCCGGCCGGTGGAGGCGTCGGACACGCTGCAGTCGCTGGCGACGGCCAGGGTGCTGATGCTGGTGGGGCTGGGAGAAATGGGCGGACTGGTCGAGGGCGACCAGTCCGTTTTCTTTGGCGGGGTGCCGCTGCAGGACCGCAACGGCGCGCCCAACTTCGAGCGCGTGCGGGTGGAACATCGGGTCGGCACGGCGGCGCAAGCGCCGATGGCCGGCTTTGACGAGATCGAGACGGAATACGCGGTCGGCGTCGAGGTGAAGGCCGGCGACGGCATCGTGCGCAGCATCGACAATCTGGACGCCACGGCGGTGCGGGTGACGGTGTCGGTGCGGGGGCTGCTGGCGGTCAACGACGACGGCGATACCAACCCGACGGCCGTGACGATGGCGGTAGACCTACGCGAGCCGGGCGGGGTGTGGCAGCAGGCGCGGCAAATCGACATCGCCGGCAAGACGCGCAGCAAGTATCAGCGCTCTGTCCGCGTCGATCTGCCGCCGGGCGGGCCGTGGCAAGTACGGGTGCGGCGGGTGACGCCGGACAGCACGACGCAAAAGCTCATCAATGCGACCGAGTGGGACAGCTACACCATGCTGCAGTCGATGCGGCTGAGCTATCCCGGCTACGCGCTCTTGGGCGTGGAGTTCGACGCCCGGCAATTCTCCTCGTTGCCGGAAATCACCAGCGAGTGGCGGCTGTCGGTGTTGCAGGTGCCGAGCAACTACGACCCGGCATCCGGCACGTATGAGGGTGCGTGGAACGGCACGTTCAAGCCGGCGCACTCCAGCAACCCGGCCTGGTGCCTGTACACCTTCGCCACCGATGCGCGCTTCAATCTCAATTTGCCGCCGGACGGCGCGTGGAAATGGGACTTGTACCGCATCGGCCAATGGTGCGACCAGCTAGTCAGCGACGGCATGGGCGGCCTGCGCCGCCGCTTTGAGATGCACGGCTACCACGGCGACGGCGCGGACGCCTGGAAGGTGCTGCAGGACATGGCGTCGGTGTTCTGCGGCAAGGTGGTGCCGAGTGCCGGCGGTATCCGCGTGGTGGCCGACATTCCGGGCGACCCGGCCGCCAAGCATTTCACGCCGGCCAATGTGATCGACGGCCAGTTTTCCTATGCCAGCACGGAGCAGGCTGACCGCTACACGGTGGCCAGCGTGTCGCTGGTGGACCCGGAAGACGGCTGGAAGCGGGGCATTGAATACGTCGAGCACGCCGAAGGCCTGGCGCGCTACGGCTACCAGCCGGCCGAGGTGGTGGCGGTGGCCTGCACCAGCCGCGCGCAGGCGCAGCAGCTGGGCCGCTACATCCTGGAGACGGCGCAGACGGAAACCGAGCTGGTGACGTTCGCCGCCGGTCTGTATGGCGTCGATCTGCAGCCGGGCGAGCTGTTCACGGTGTTTGACCCGGTGGTGGCTGGCCGGCGCGTGGGCGGCCGCCTGCTGGAAGTGAAGGGGAAGGCCGTGACGCTGGATGCGCCCGTGATGCTGGACGAGGGCGTCAGCTACAGCTTGGAATGCCCGATGCCGGACGGCTCGCTGGTGCAACGCGGCGTGGTGGTGACGCCGGGCGAGGCGGCCATTCTGCGCCTGGTGGCTCCCTTCCCGGCGCAGCCGGTGGACGGCGCAACCTGGGCGCTGATCGGGACCAATCTGCAGCCGACGCTGTGGCGCTGCGTCGCCAAGCGCGAGCGCGAGCCGGGCATCTACGAAGTGAGCGGCCTGCAGCACAACCCGAACAAGTGGGCGGCGGTTGAACAGGGCATCCGCATCGACGCGCCGCCGGCATCCAGTCTGCCGGACCCGGCGCAGATGCCGGCGGTGTCGGCGGTCAGCATGCGCGAAGTGTCCTATCTGACCGGCGACGGCCGCCGCGCGGTGCGGCTGGAAGTGGACTGGCCAGGCGTCAATCATCCGTATCTGCGCGGCTACGTGGTTGGCTACCGCCAGGACGGCGGCAACTGGCTGGAGCTGCCGGAGCAGGCGGCCAACCATGCCGAGTTGGAAGGGCTGCAGCCGGGGCAATGGCAAGTGCGGGTGTCCAGCGTGTCGGCCATCGGCCTGCGCAGCATCCCGGCGCTGGCCAGCATCGACGCGCGCGGCCATGTCGCGCCGCCGCCCGCGCCGGCCCTGTCGGCGACCGGCGCGCCGATGGCCATCAACCTGGCGTGGACCTATCCGCCGGGCGTGCCTGAGCTGGTGCGCGCCGAGTTGTTCTATTCCTCCGATCCGCACGATGGCAACCCGGCCAAGCTGGCGGACCTGGCCTATCCGGCGAACAGCTTCATTCATCAGGGCGTCGGCCTGGGCGTGCATTACTACTACTGGCTGCGGGTGACGGACAGCTGGGGCAATGTGTCCGCGCCGGCCACGGCGGACGCGGCGACGATCCGCAATCCCGAATTGCTGCTGCAGCAGCTGCAAAACAGCATCGGCGGCGGCCAGCTGGCCGAGGAGTTGCGCCAGCCGCTGGAGCGTCTGCCCGACATCGCCGCGCAGGCCGACGAGGCCGGCAAGTTGGCGGTGTCGGCGGTGGAAACCGCGCTGCAAAACGTGCTGGCCAGCGACCAGCTGGGCGACGTGCAAACCCGGCAATTCGCCATCGCCCGCCGCGACCTGAAAACAACCAACGAGGCTTTGAAGTCGGAAGCGACGGCGCGGGAAGTGTTGGCGGCCAAGCTGGGCGACACGCAGGCGGCGCTGATCGAGGAGCGGACGGCGCGGGCCGAGGCGGACAGGGCGCTGGCCAGCGAGGTCAAGACGCTGAGCAGCCAGACGGCGGGCGACCTGGCCACGGTGCGCCAGGAACTGCAGACGGCGACCGGTGAGAATGGCGCACTGTCCAAGCGGCTGGACCAACTGACCGCCAAGCATGAGACCACGCAGGCCGGTTTGCTGCAGGAGCAGACGGCGCGGGCCGAGGCGGACAAGGCGCTGGCCAGCGACGTCAAATCCTTGACCAGCAAAACCGATACCGGCCTGGCGGCGGTGCGCGAGGAACTGCAGGCGGCGACCGGGGCGAGTGGCTCGCTGGCGCAGCGGCTGGAAACGCTGTCCACCCGCATCGGCGACAGCGAAGCCACCATCCAGCAGCAATCCAAGAGCGTGGACGGACTGCGGGCGCAATGGTCGCTGCGCATCACCCGCACGGCCAACGGCAAGACCTTCGCCAGCGGCATGGGCTTGAGCAATGGCGAGCAGGGCAGCGAGTTGGCCGTGTTGGCCGACAAATTTAGCGTCGCCCAGCCGGACGGCGAGAACGCGCGCCAGGTGTTTACGGTGGGGTCGATCAACGGCCGCCCGGCGGTCGGGGTGTCCGGGGATTTGCTGCTGGATGGCACGCTGAGCGCCAACAAGATCGCGGCGGGGGAGATCCGCGCCGAGGTCGGGCTGTACGCGGCGGCCATTCGCGGCGGTTACATCAATATGGGCGGCGGCCAATTCGTCGTGGACAACAACGGCAATGTATCCATCAGCAGCGGGCGCAATGGCGCGCGCACGGAAATTACCAACCGGGCTATCCGGGTATTCGATGAAAACGGCGTTCTACGCGTTCAGATAGGAGATTTGGCGGCATGAGTGTTCATGGTTTGGTGGTGCGTGATGCGTATGGGCGCGTGGCGCTGCATACCGACGCCTTAGCCGGTAGCCTGGTGGACGTCATCAGCCTGACCGGCGGTGCGGGCGAGCGGCATTACCCGGAGTTGCGCGGCTTCGCGCTCAACACGCTGCAGATTTACGGCGCGACGGTCGGCGGGCCAGGCAAGCGCATGCATGCGGTGTCGCTGGACTATGCGCCAGGCTATCCGCTGCTGCGCTGGTGGCCGCAAACTGGCGACGTCGCCGCGACAACCCTTTACGTGTTGTCGGCGCGATGAGCTTCGGTTTCATGGTGTCAAACCGCAATGGCGGCATTGTGGTGAGCGACCGCACCTATTCCATGGTGTATGTCGGCCTGGCCGAATTCTCCGGCGTGACCGGGGCGGCGCTGCCGGTGTATCCGGGGCGCGAGGATATCGCCAAATGCGGCACGACGATGCGCTACTACGTCAACAATTGCCCGTTTGAGCCGCTGCCCTTCATTCGGCGCAATGCGGGCTGGGCGGGCATTGTCGGCGTCCAGCCGGCGGGGCTGAATCGCTGGGAAATCACGGTGGTGGTCTACCCGGCCAATCCGCCGCAAATCCTGGTGTTTTGCCGGACGCCGAACACCGGGCCGGCGGGGCGCTGGGGCATGGTGCTGCGCGGCCCGGATGGCTCGCTGCGCTATGACAGCAACCGGCAAAATCTGGTGCTGGCGGACATTCTCAATCATGCGCCTGGCGGCATTTACCCGTGGGAAAGCATGTGGAACTGCACGACCGTCACGCCGCTGCGGGTGAATAACCCGAACCTGGCGTTTTGTTATTCGGCGACCGGCAAGGCGACGACCGACAACAACTATTGTAGCTATTACTTTTTGCTGGTGGCGCGGCTGTCGGATGCGGGGTTTGAAACCAAGTATTCGACGATAGCCAAGGGCGCGCAGGTCAGCGCCGGCTATTACGACCACGTCCCGCAAGCGGTGATGGTGATCGACGCCAGCCTGTACATTTAGGGGGATGGTAGTGTACTTGGTCTAAAGTGAATCAAGGCTAGTGTCGTAAGCTATTGCGGGCTAGCTGCATGGTTAGGGAGTTTGGGGCGCATAAAGAATGATCTGCATATAGGTGCTGTGATTGATGCCCATGGGAAACTACCACTGAGAGGCGGCTGGAAATGAAGTTAGTAAAGAAATTTTCAAACTCACTTACAATTTTAAGTTTGATTGTGTGGGTGCTTTTTCTTGCGGCTGCTATAACTGCTGGATTTATTCTGATAAATTGGCGACCGCCTGATGATTTAACTGACCAAGGTTTTAATCATGTATTAGATATTTTCAAATTCCCACTGACATGTTTGGCTAGTGTGTTTGTGGTGATGACTGTCAGGGTTGCTGTTGCTGCATTATTAGCCTCAACCCAGCAAAGTGTAGCTGCAACGTGGTTGCTTATTCAATCTGGTTTTTTGGCATATGTGAAGAGTGACCGGCGTATGTACATTGCGTCATTGCAAGCAGATCCATTTTTAGATGATTTTAGCGGTGTGACTGATAATGATGTGATGATGGGGGTGATTTATATGAGTCCGCAAACCACGCTTCGTCGCTTATTTAGTAATGTAAATAAAATTGATGGCCTGGAGCCTCAGGTTAATCCTTTTGTTTTGAAAAAGCTTGATGATCTAGAAGTTTTATATGATCGTATCAAGCAGGAATTGGCGGGAGGTGAGTCAGCATGGCTCGTTACGCTTGCTGATATGGCTGTGCTAGTTCGAGGGCTGCGCATATATCTCGCAGTAAAGTCTGCAACTATGGACGGTTGGAAGTTTCCGCCGGTTCTTCAAAGTGGAGCATTGGAGCGTAAGGCCATGCCGGCGTTTGAGAGGAAAATACTTACATCAATCACTTTTGGTATGAAACTGGAGTTATTGTGTTTGGCAGATGTTTTTCATTTTTGCCAAGCACTAGAATTTAAGACGCATAGTGTAGTGAAGATGGCTGTGGGTGTCGGTAAGATTGGAAGTGATTTGTGTAGCAGAAGTGGTTATTCTGATGAGAAGTATAGGATTGAGGATTTGTGGGTAGATCCGCATAGGATTCAAGGGGAAAAGATTAATATTTAACTTAAAGTGCATTGGTTTGGTTGAGGCGTGATAGGCAAAGACTTTTAGTATTTACTTTTTATGCTTGGCTAGCAGTTAGTCGTGATTCCACCCGCTTCGGCGGGTTTTTTTATGGGCGTAGGAAATGGCAACAGAGGTTTCGTGGTATCGGGTCGGGCAAATCAGCGTCGCGCCCGGCGGCCTGGTGGTGAAGGGGGCGGCGACCCACTGGCGCGGCCAGGTCAATCCGGGGGATATCCTGATCGGCCCGGATGGCCGGCTGTATGAAGTCGCCGAGGTGGACGAGGGCGGCGAGGCGCTGACGCTGCGGACTCCCTACCTGGGCGATATGGCGGCCGGCGCGCCTTACGCCATCGTGCGCAACTTCACCGGCTCGCCGCTGGGCCAGGTGGCGGCCGAGCTGGCCAAGATGCAGCGGCGCTGGCTGACCACGCTGGCCGGCTTCCGCGATGTGCTGCTGAGCGAGGAGCCGCAGGCGACGCTTTACGACGAGCTGGGCGGCGCGCATGCGGTGATGTCCTGGCCGGCGATAGACAAGGCCGTTAAGGCGGGGCTGGCGTCCATGGAGGCGGCGCGGGTGATGGTGGTGGACAACTCGGGCGAACTGATCGCCAGCCGCACGGCGGCGGGGGCCAGCGCCAAGGCCAGCGGCGACAGCGCGGCGGCGTCGGCGGCCAGCGCCAGCGCCGCCAAGGCGAGCGAGGACGCCAGCCGCAAGAGCGCGGATTTCGCGGCGGCGGCGCAGGAGCAGGCGGGCGGCCATCGGCAGGCGGCATCGGCGGCGGCCAGCGCGGCGGCGCAGTCGGAAAAAAGCGCGGCGGCCAGCGCCGGCATCCTGTCGGGCGCGGCGGCAGCGGTGGAAGAGGCGCGCAAGCTGGTGAATGGGCTGGACGCGCGTTTTGCGACGCCCGCGCAAGTTGACGCGGCGCTGGCGCGAGTGGTGGACGGCGCGCCGGGCCAGCTGGACACGCTGCGCGAGCTGAGCGCCGCCCTGGGCAATGACAAGGACTTCGCGGCCAATATGACCGCGCAGTTGGCCAAGAAGCTGGAAGCCGGCGACCTGTCCCGCGTCGGCCTGGGCGGCAATGCGCAAAACATCAGCGCCGGCGCGATGACCGACAAGCGCCCGAATGGCTTCTACCACGTCCAAACCGAGACGGTGACGGGCGGCCCGGCGGGCGTGGGCAATGGCATGCTGTTGGTGAATTTCCTGAGCGACAAATGGGGCGTGCTGACCTATCGCGCCTGGGGCGGCGGCGTCTATGAGGCCCGGCTCGAAAACGGCGTGTGGTCGAGCTGGGCGCGGCACTGGCACAGCGGCAACGATGCGCCGCTGTCGCTGTTCCGGGGCGAGCTGGACGGCAAGGCCGATCTGAACGCGCTGCAGCAAAACGGCTGGTGGTGGCAACGCGCGAATGCCGCCGCCGCCAGCGGCGCGAACTACCCGTGCGGCGATGCCGGCGCGCTGAGCGTGTACAGCGCCGGGAACATGACGTTCCAGCAATACCAAACTTTCAGCACGGAACGGCCGCGGCTGTTTTTGCGGAGCCGGTACGGCGAGGCGTGGGGAAAGTGGCGCGAGGTCTGGCACAGCGGCAACCACGGCGCAGGGTCCGGCCTCGATGCCGATACCCTGGACGGCCTGCAGGGCGCGGACCTGCTGACGGTCGGCAGCGACCAGACCGTGGCCGGCGCGAAAACGTTCGCCCAGCCGATCCGGGCGAATGCGCCGGGCGGCAGCTGGGACAGCTGGGCAGGCGCGGCGCGCGGCCCGGCGCTGCAGCTGAATTGCCCGGACGCGGCCCAATCCTACGCGGTGTGGCGCGCCGGCAAGCCCGGCGGCGAGCAGCTGGCGGCGCTGGACGTGCGCGCGGGCGGCGACAAGCCGGCGGCGGCGGTGCTGCACCTGGCCGGGGCGGGCGTGGCGGTCAATGCCCACGCCTGGACCGGCAACGACTACGCGGCGGCCGGCAACATCCAAGCCGGCGGCCGGCTGGTGAGCGGCGAAGTCAATGCCAACGCCACGGGCGGTACGGATATTGGCGTCGAGGTGCGCAACAAGCCCGGCAGCGAGGGCGACGACGGCATGGCAGCCATGGGCTTCCATTGCCAGGGCAAGTTCGGGGTCAAGCTGGGCTTGCGCGCGGATGGCGTGTTCGGCCTGGGCGGCTGGAGCGCCAGTTCGTGGCGCTGGTACGTCAACGCCGCCACGGGCGACATGACGGCCGCCGGCAATGTGACGTGGTTTTCGGATAGGCGGCTCAAGACCGACATCGAGCCGATTACGGATGCCCTGGGCAAAGTACTGCGGCTCAATGGCTACACCTTCACCCGGACGGATACCGGCGCGCGCCAGGTGGGGCTGATCGCGCAAGAGGTCCAAGCGGTCCAGCCGGAAGCCGTGATTGCCGCGCCCGATGAGCAAAAAACCCTGACCGTCGCTTACGGCAACTTGGCCGGCTTGTTCGTGGAGGCGATGAAGGAACAGCAGCGCCACATCAAGCGGCTAGAGGCTCGCATTGCCCAGCTGGAGGCCGCCGCATGACGCTGCCGGTAAATGGGACGCTGTCGGCGCGGGAAGTGAATGTCGAGGTCAGCCGGCCCGGCGTGGCGCTGGGCAACGCCGGGGAACCGGTGTTCCGGGCGCTGGCGGAGGTGGGCGACAGCGGCAGTTATTCGGCGATGGCGTTTTACGGCAAGAACGTCATCAAGCCGCTGACGGCGGCGCTATCCACCTATCTGGACGAGTCAACATTCGTCGTGGGCATCGGCCGGCCACGGGTGTATGTCGAGGTGACATGCACGCCTGGCGGCGGCGTGCCGCCGTATGCCTACGCCTGGGAAATGCTGTCCGAAGATCGCGGCCATCCGTTTTATTCAGGCGAGGCAACCAATAAGATTTTGTTTTCGGGCGACCCGGTCGGCTATGGCTCAACGTGGCGCTGTCGCGTGACGGATAGCCAAGGAAAGGTGGCATATAGCCCCGTCCTGACGTTGGTTTTTAAATACAGAAAGTTGGGTTAGTGATGCAAGAGCATGAAAAGGCGCTGGCGGCGCTGGTGGGCGTGGGGGCCGCTATCGGGCTGGGCAAGCTGCTGGTGAGCCAGGAGCAAATCACGGCCCGCCTGGCGGTGGGGCGCGCCATCCTGGGCGGCGGCACTTCGACGGTGGCCGGCGTGGCGCTGACGCAGTTTCCCGAAATGCCGCTGCCTGCCCTGGTGGGGATCGGGGCCGGCATCGGCATTCTGGGCGCGCAGTACCTGGAGGCGTGGTTAAAACAGCGGGCCGACAAGATCGGCAGCTGAACGCAGTACAAGGCATTTATCAATCTGAGGCCCGCGCAAGCGGGCTTTGTCGTTTCTGAGGGAGTGAAGGTTATGGAATTGGTGCAAGTCGCAATCAGCCAGCTGGGCGTGGAAGAGCAGCCGCGAGGCTCCAACGATGGGCCGAAGGTGCGCCAGTACCTGCAGGCGGTGGGGATCGGGTTTCCGGCGTCCTGGTGCATGGCGTTCGTCTACTGGTGCGCCGAGCGCGCGGCGGCCGAGTCGGGCGCGGCCAATCCGCTGTTGAAGACTGGCGGCGTGCTGAAACAGTGGAATGAGCGTCCGGCGCTGCGGGTGAGCGCGCCGCAGCCTGGCGACGTGTTCATCATGGATTACGGCAAGGGGCTGGGGCATACCGGTATCGTCGAACGGGTGGACGGCGACAAGCTGCTGACCATCGAGGGCAACACCAACGCCAGCGGTGGGCGGGAAGGTTACGCCGTCTGCCGGCGCGTGCGCAGCGCGAAGCTGTGCAAGGGGTTTCTGCGGGCGGGGGTGTAAGCGTGCTGGAAGGGCGTTTAAAGGCCGCTGGCGGCGTGGTGTTGCTCGCGGGCTGGCTTGGGTCGGCTTGGTGGGCGTATGGCCATGGCGTGGACGTTACGCGCCGGGAATGGGCGTTGGCCGATGCGCAGCGCGGCGCGACGGAAGCGCGCGCCAATTTGGCCGGCTACCGGGCGGAGGTCGAGCGCCTGCAGGCGCTGTCGGTGCTGATTGAAAACAAGCTGGATGCGCTGCGCCAGGCGCGGCCGAAAATCATAGAGAGGTATAACCGTGTTGTTGAAAACCAGCCTTTGCCCGCTGATTGCCGCCCTGGTCCTGAGCGGCTGCGCGAACTCAACGCCGCCATCGAGGCCGCAAACGCCGCCCTTGCCGGCCAACATGGCCAAGCGCTGCCCGCCGCTGGAGCCGGTGACGGTGGATAGTTGGGATGCGGTGGGGCGGGGGTATCTGAGTTTGGCAGTGCAGTATGGGGAGTGTGGTATAGGTAGATGGTAAAGCCCCGCGAATGCGGGGCTGTTCTAGGTAATAATTTTGTATTCATTTTCGCATAGCTTGGCTTGTTTAATTTCAAGTGGTGGAAGCCCGATTTGAACTCTCTTTTTATTTATCTCATCGAGGTATTTCTTTGTTGATTCGGATGCCTTTGCACCGATGATGACACTCTTTAAGAAATGATTGCCAAATTTTGCATATCGACCACTTTGTCTTCCCGCGATTAGTCGCCATTCGTTTTCGTAATGCCAGGATTCGGCTTTTCTAAGAAGATTAAGGTCGAAGTCATCCGGCTTCGCTTCTATCATTGGGTTGATTTGTGGCCTTGCATTGTCGTATTTTACTTTGAATAGTAGGTGTGAGAGGTGTAGCTCCTCCGTTAGGTCGAACTCAAGGCATATGCCTTGATGGTTGAATGCATAGTGTGACCACATGAGAATGTTTTCTGCGTCTGTGGTAAAGCAGAAAATTCCAACTTCTTCCATTACTTTTCTAATGCCATTGATGGTGTCGTCAATAAATTTATCTTTATTGGTAAATGCCCAGATTAGGCGTTTTTTCACTGCTTCCTTTAATTGTTTTCCATCTAGATTTTGGAGTTTTCTAAATGATTTCGTTACGGATCTTTTAATTTCGCTTCCACTAACATCTGTTTTGTAACTTGGAAATACATCAAATGGATCATTGAATTGGGTGTGGGATGAGAGATATAGCTCATGATTAATGAGTATTTTTTCTAACCGGTCCTTTTTTGTTGATACTTCTTCTTCGTTTTCGAAACAATGTGGCGAGGCGAGGTATTTGTAAATCTTTATTGGCTTGGGAGGGTCGAATGATGAAAAGTGTCTCTCTTTAATCTCTCTCGGCTCTGCATTGAATTGATTGATAATCTCTTGATCTCGGCTTGTTGGTATTAAGGCATCAATCGGATGTGTGAAGTGATATTGTTGAATGCTTTGTAACGACTGACTGGATGGTTTTGCAATCGGGCGCATTTTTGTTCTCTTGGCTGGTATTTTATGCTGGCTAAGTTAGTATTTTAAATTGCTTGCTTCGTATCCATTTTTTTTCGGCATCGTGTTTGTGCCATAGCTTTCATTGGTATGCGTCTTTCCATTTTCAAGTTTGTATATGGTGTATATGGTGTTTGAGTCCCATTTTTTATCGGTTTTAAATATCACCATTGTTGAACTTGCACTGTTATATATTTTGAAAGGGCGTATTTTTTCTGAAAAATCTATCCTGCCTAAATTGTTCAGCGTAAACCCTTGCATAAAGTTAGATGAGAATTCTCCTGAAAGCACAGCCGTTTTCCATTTTGTTCCGATGCATGCAATCTTGACATTGCTTCCTCTCGAACTTTCTTCTGTGCCAAATATGGGTACTGGTTTTTGCTTGTTGATTTGCAGGAGATAGATGTAAGTGTCTGCAATTTTTTGATTGCGGCTGATCGTGATTGTTTCTGTTCTGGCTTGGCAGGTTAAAACTATTTCAGCATTGGCGGTGACTGGTGTCGAGAGCATGGTTAGTACGATTATTGACTTCATTTCACACCATCCCTGAGAATCTGCATTGAGTCAGGATTGCCTTTTAGTTGATCTGCCATTGATTTTATTTTATTATAGTAAATGCCATTTCTAACCCCTCTGTAATCCTTGTAGGCTTCCGATACGGGATCGGTAGCGCCTTTCTTTTTCTCATTGTCGATGAGTAGTTGTAAGTATTTTGTCCCTGTTTGGATGTTGATTGCTTCATTTAGTAGCGAGGGGCTGTTGTGGAAACTGTCAGCTTTTTTGAATACTTTATCATCAGTCAATCTTTCGCTTTTTGGCTTTTTCAGATTTTCAATTCGATACATTTCTCGGATTGGAGCTTTGAGTAGCTGCATAAGCCCTTTGGCAGAGCTGCCGCTAGTATGAGGGTTAGCGTCGAAGCGTGACTCCATGTAAATGTGGCAGATGATTAAGTCTGTTGGCATGGATGATTGGTTGTTTTCTTCGACTAGTTTTCTAATTTCTTTTAACCGTGCGGAGTCATCTACCTGGACTTTTTCGGGTGATGTTTTCGACTTCGGTGTTAGCTTTCCGTTGTGGGTGTGAATTTTCTTTTTCTGAGCGGCAGCCAT